ACCTATAAATCCGTAACCGCTTTGGCCAGCACCGCCAGCACCAATGATTACATTGTATGAACCACTGGCAAGGTAAATAGTTTGCTGCGTGTATTGACCGCCGCCGCCGCCGCCGCCCGAACGATTAAAGTTGTTGCCGTATGCGCCACCACCGCCCGCACCGAACGCAAGCACATCAAACAAACCTGCTCGACTGACAGTCAAAGTCAAACTACTATGAAAGTAAATCCCTGAATAACCTGCTGGCGGTGTAGCCAATGCGCCTGTGCCACCTGTAGCAACACCATATGTTGCTGACTGTTGGCTAAAAAAAGTAGCAGCACTAGCACTTTGGAAAACAAGCGTGCCACCTCCATATTGTGCCAACGCTAAACTTGATGCCGTACCAACTGTTGCTGTGCCGGCAGTAATTGTGCAAGTGCCAGCACCTAAGTTTTGTATCCAAATTGTGTCACCAGCACTAAATATGCCTGTGTTGACTGTGATCGTGGTTGCCGATGCGTTAGTCATTTGCACGCGCTGGCCCACATCACCAACCACAAGTGTGTAACTAGCAGTTTTGGCGTTGACTGGCAACGTGGTAATTGCGTTGAGTTGTGCTGCGGTCAGCACCGTGTTTGCTACAAATGGAAAAGGCGTAGTCATAGTTGTACTTTATCCTAACGCATTAGTTGAGTTGATGATGCCGTATGTGATGTCATCCAAAATCAGATCAGATAGCACGGTGGTGGCTGCCGTGTAGATCGTGACTCGATGCCCGGTAGAGACGTTAATGCGGTGCTCAATACCCTCAACTGATAGGTCTTGTGTGATTGCTAGCGGTGTGCCAGATGTAAAGGTTTTTACGGCTGTAACCGTGTCACCAATCTCGGTTTTGGTAAGAGCAGTTTTTTGTGCGTCAGTAATGGTAATGAAACTGGTAGAGATGCTAGTAAAACGTGGCAACGGCAATGGCACAAGTAGGTAACTGGCAAGCGTGGCAGCCTGCCCATCAGTGCTCAAAAGGCTGTCTGTGATTGCTTGTGTTTGCGTAAAATATTGGCTGATGGATGAACTGTCTTTAGCGTTTTGTAATGTGCCGCCAACCTCAATAGTCACGTTGGCATTGTTGATTACTGGTGATTGATCAAACTCAACTTGTAGCACGTCATAATCTGTGCCTGCACCTGTGTCAGTAAATGTGGCAATAGGTGTAGAGAGCGTTGTGCCAGTGCGAGCCTGAGCGGTCAGCACGTTGGTGCGGCTGCAAAAAATACGGCCTTGCTCTGCCTCTTGTATGCGGTTTAGGTAGGCGTTTACGTTTGTGCCACTAGCGATGGTGTAAGCGCCTAGCGTGGCTGTAGGTGAGGCTGTGAGCGATGTAGTGCCTGTGTAGTTTGCGGCCGTTAAAACGGCTGTAATGCGTGCTGATGAGGTTTGGGCGCTGGTAGCCGTTTCGGGCAAGAAACCTTGTGACAGGGTATAGATATCATCGGCAGCAAATACCGCGTATTGGGTTAAACCATCCATTGTGTATTGCTGATTAAACGTGGTGATTTTGCCTGTAAATAGGCGATCACCGTTACGGCTTAATCTGATGTCTCGTAATGGTGCTAGTCCAGGTTGCTCTGTGAGGTTGTTGTAGTACGGGCTACTGGTGTTAAACGGGTCTAGGTCACGGTTTGTTTTCGGTATGTTTATTGACACCGCCATCTGTCCGGGTCCAAACACATCGCGCGACCGTTTACGGCCTCGACTAATGGTTATGTCTTGCACAAGAGTTGAGATGTCCACATAATCTGTGCCATCGCCGTCTAGTACGGCAGTGCCGTTGAGCGTTGAGTCATCCAAGTAAAACGCTGATGAGTCGTAACCTGTGGAGAGTTCTAGTAGGTAATCGCCACTTGAGATGACGGCTGCACCAGCCATTACCTGATCGCCAAATTAAGTGGGCCGTACACCTGCGTGTACTGCGTGAGCGCGTCTAGTACCGCTTGCCCTGTTTGCGCGTTAGTCATCACACCGTTGACGTTGACCACCACACTGCCACCGCCCGGTATGCCACCGCCTTGCTCTGGTGTCATGTTGATTGGTGTTACTGATGGGCCTGCAAGCGACTCACTGAACGATGCTGAGATGCCTTTGATGTCTGCGATCTTGAGACCTTTTTTGGCAAGCCGTTTTTGTGCCTCAGCAAACGCCGCCTCAACACCTTGCAAATATGATTGCGCGTTTGACACACCAGCGCCGTACCATTGTTTGGCAGCCTGTTGGCCAATGATTGCGGCAGCCACACGGCTTGACTCAACTAGCGCGTTGGTTTCTAGGATTGCTGTAGAGCCACCTTTAATTAACTCGGCTGCAATGGCTGCACCAGACTCACCGCCAGCATCGAGCACCGCTTGCAATGCGTCTTGCGATAAGCCAAGCGTAAGCAATGTGCTCACATCCTTGCTATAGGTTTGGATGCCTTTAACCTGATCGCGTAAACCTTGCAAGAAACCTGTGCCTGTTTCATCGCCGGCGTCTTTAGCATCCTTAAAACTAAATGCGCTTTTGAGACCATCTGAAACGCTTTTACCAAAATCGTCAAAAGCGGATTGTGCATCAGTAAGACTTGTTTTGGCGTTGTCTAATGCGTCATTAAGTTGTTTATCTAACGCATCGGCAGCCTCTTTGACACGATCTGCCATTGCTTTAATTTTTGGATCTGCTTTGGCTGAGCCGCCACCAAGACCGATGACAGCATCAGTAGTGGTTTTAGATGTTATGCCCATTGACTCGATGTACTGCGACCAACGCTCAGACTCTGTTGCAGTACGTTTTGTTTGAGCCGCTTGCTCGTTCATAGAAATTGTCAAATCATCTATGTACATACGGCTTGCATCCATTTGCAATGTGGTATTAATGAGGTTGCTTTCTACCTCTTTCATTGCTTTTCGATAGCCCGGTACAAGTTGGATTAAACCAATAGTGATCAACTGCAAAGCGTTGTTGGCGTGTTTAGCCATGTTGTTGTATTCGTGTACAACTGACGCGGCCCACAATTTTACGTATGCGCCAACAACGCCCATATTGCTTAAAAACACATCTAATGCGCCACCAAGACCATGAGTACCAAACGCTTTAATTGCTTTATCGGCCGCATCTGGCAACAAACTCAACGCGTCTTTGACATATTTATTGTTAATAATTGCGTAACCAATTGACTCGGTTAAGTTATCCCAGACAGTACCTAGTCGAGCCAACTGGCCGCCAAATGTGTCTGCTGCTGCCGCTGACGCGCCACCAAATTGTTTATCTAACGCCTCTTGTACTTTGCTAAAATCTTTAGTTTTGTTAATGTTGTCATCAAGAGGTATTCCTAGTTTGTTTAATGCAGTGAATTGACCCATTGAGGCTTTAGCCAATGCAATAGAAACTGACTCTAAATCTTTTCCTGTAGCGGTGCTGATATCAAGCGACAAACCTAACAAATCTTGCGCTGTAGTTAAATCGCCAGTTGACCTAACAAGATTGCCAAGCGCAACTCTTAACTGATTATCTGCAACACCTGTAGCCAATTCCATTTGGCCAACAAAATCCTCTGTGGCTTTAGTTGTTTTTTCGCTTGCACCAATGGTGTTGTATAACTGTTTTTCTAGCAACTCTTGTGAGCGTTGATCCTCTGCGGCTGCTTTGACCGACAAACCAAGACCGGCAACAACAGCTGTAGAAACGGCAGCAAATGCAGCGCCAACCAATACACCTGTTTTGCCAAACTTGCCAAACGCTTTTTCTGCCTCTTGGATACCTTTATCAGTAAATGCTGTAACGATTGGGATATTAATTGCCATAGGTAAACCTGAGGTTTCTGTTGATCTGTTTCTCTACATCTTGCACTACTTCGTACACTTTTATGGTGACTGGCTCGCGCCCACGTTCTACGGCTTTATCAATGGCGCGTGGTTCTGGCCCTGTCTCAGCGTTCAGGTTGGTTACAAATGTTGAGTTTGTGTTACGGCCAGCATGATCATAGATTGCACCGGCAGCGTTGGCTTGTTGGATAACCATTAGTTGGTATGGCTTAGCGTTAAAATCAACTTGTTGATCGTGGGTTTTGACTCCCTCTGTATATCTGGCATATGTGACGGTACGTTCTCGACTTGCTCGCACACCAACTTTTACCTTAAAACCTGCTTGTACTTGATCAGTTTTCCAACTGGTTTCGCGGCCTTTAATTAAATTGCCGCGCGCCATACCAGATAGTGGCGCACCGTTGTTTAATGAGTTATCAAAAAACGCAACCATTGATCGAGCATCATTAATGATGTCTGCGCCAGCCGCTTTAATACGTTTGGTTACAAGCCGCCGATATTTTGGATCAAACGTATTTAATTCTTTTAATGCCTCTTGTATGCCCTCAATGCGTACAGACGTAAACGGTGAGTTAGCCATTAGCGGTTGCCACGTTGTTTGTTAAGTATCTCGATTACGGCGTTCATATCATCTGCCTCAAATGTAATCTCTGACGGCCAGTAACCGGTGGCAACAACGATTTCTGCCAGCGCGCGCCTTACTGAGCCGTGACCGCTTTTGGGTCTTGTGTCTCCAAGACATCAATGCTTAAC